ACGGCGATTGTCCACATATCTGTCCATTATGTATGCTTTCATTTGTTTTTCTTCTCCATGATTCCACCAAGTTTACCGACAGGACCAATGCAAACACCGTGTGCGTTCGGCGCTTCTTTCCCACCCCAACACACGTAGCCAAAGCCATCGACGTGTGCGTCAGGATCATTGAAGACAACGTATGCGCCGCACGTATCAGTCTTCTTCGCTCCATTTTTGTGTGCTGAATACGCGGCTTCACTCAGCGTTTCACCGCGACCCCATGACCCTCTCAATCCATCTCTCGTTGCACAGACGATGAATCGTATTTCTTTTATGTGTTCTTTCATTTGTTTAGTTGTTTGCTAACTTTCTGCCAGTATTTCTCTGTCTGCGGTTTGGACGGACCAGAAGGCCCGCCATTCCAAATCTTTGCCCTCACTTCATCACTCACCGGCACTCCATACTTCTTGCCGTAGTGCGACGTGTAAATCTTGAACATCTCCTCACTTTTCGTGAGGCTTTTCCTGTCTTCGTTTGTGTAAGACGTGCCAGCGATGCGGTTGACATCGCGCACGGTGATTTCCCATATTTGAGCAGGTCCAACAGCGCGTCCCTTGTCACCTATGGCATTTACGTTGCCGCCAGACTCGACGGCAACGATTGCGAGGAATAGAGCGGTGAGGTTCATTGAACCGCAGTTTCAACCGGCCTGTACCGCCAAACGTCACTCTTATGCACCACTTGATGGTAGAGCTTGAACTTTGCCTTGGAATTGAGCGCATAGGCCCAATCTGCGGCATCTCCCATCGTTTGATAGCCACCGTGGACACGGTTGAACACTCGGTCAATGACTAGGTAGTTGTGTTTCATTTGTTTATCTTTCTATTTGTTTACTTCTTCAGGCTGGCAACGAGCGCGGCAACGTCAACCCCGTACTTGTCGCTGAGCATCTTAAGGGCATCGGTTTCGGTTAGCTTCTTGGCAATTTCGCCAACCTCACGCCGAGCGAAGCGTTGCGCGGTTTCGTACTTGAGCGTTCCGCCGTTGCCCTTGCTGTCTGCGCCGACGCGAGTGATGAAGATTCGACCTTCAACGAGTCCCTGCGCGACTGCGCTGTTCATTTCACAAGAAGCGCGCTGGAGATAATTCCAATGCGCACGCTTCAACGCTGCGCCCTTCAATCCGTTCCCTTCCGCCGTGAGCGAAAAGGATTTGCGCGACATTGGAGCCCAAGACGCCGAGCCGTTTTTAGACTCACGTGCAACGAGGCTGCTGTTCACGTTTTCAACGATGCTGATTGCGGACATGGCTTTTTCTTTCTTTTCTGTTTTGTACTTTTAGCCGTGGCGAGATGCTACGTTTCACCCTTGCGCGACGATGACGCAAGTACTTGCAAGGGAACAGACACTCGCGACATTATCGCAAGCCCTTCGCGCATACACTTGAAGGTTGTCTGCTGTTCTGTTGGATTCTGATTGCGTTGTCACCTAGGTCGAATCCTCGCCTAGCTCGCGCCCCTTGGCCATCCTCGCGTATTAGGGAACCACCTTGCAGTCGCTCGCCACTTACTCACACTCGCGTGTGGTGGGTTGTCGCGCTGCCACTACGTGTGCCCCCATCCCCACCGTCGCCAATCCTCGCGCCAATGCGCTAGGCGTCACCCGATGGTACAACGTGGTGAGTGGGTACTAACTCTGCTGCAAGTGGCATCTATGGCTCCACTTCCGAGACTTACAAAGTTGACCCGTGTCAACCCGCTTGCAAGCCGCGACCGGCTGCTGCGCTCGCCTTCCCCACTCGGACCCTCGCGGGTCCTGCTCGACTTTGAAAGATCAACCTGACGCCGCACACCTTAGCACGTCTTGCGAAAAAGTATAGAACTACTTTCAGACACTCGCGCAAGTGTCGCCTTTGCAACGTGTTAAGACACGTTTTCGTTGAACGTATCCATTGAACCAGTACACGAAACACGCTCGCAACGTGTACACGTGAACACTACTCCAAGGCGCGCAATGTTCCACGTGGAACACTCCAAGGAAACGAACGAACCCTCGCCGAAAGAATCGCCTAGGAGCCAACCGTCACGCGAACACTCGCACGAACCCATTCCCCAACGCGCCCACGCTCACGCGCGCCCGCGACACCGCACGCACGCCTACGCGCGACACCGCGCACGCGCCCGCGCGCGTTACCGCGCACGTACGCGCACACGCCTGCGCGAATACGGGCGCACGCGCACGCGCACACCCGCGCCCGCGCACAGGGGGGGGAGGGGATCACAAGCGGCGACGGGGCTGTAGCATTCGATTGATCCACACGCCCCTTAAAAAAAATACCCAAGTGTGACTGGAACTCCTGTTATAGGGAATGGAGTTTGAAACTTGTCAAGCATAAAAGCGACAAATGCTTGATTTATTTTTAGAAAAGTTCTTAAAAGGGCCGATGAGATTGAAAGACCCTCTGGCTATGAGTGTGGCTGCGGCTGCGGATAAAGGGAGGAACTTCTTAGAAAGACGTGACCCTGCTATGGCTGCGCGTGTGTTGGAGATGCTGGCTGATGGGAATAGTTATAGGGAGATTAAAAAGGAGACCAGTTTGGATTGGGAGACGATTAGCAGGCTGAAGGCTAGACATTCAATGGTTCTTGAGGAGCGTAGGAAGCAATTGGCGCAGGATGCTTTGGATGTGGCTGAGGGATTGAGGCTTCTTCAGAAGGAGAAGATGCGGATGTTGGCGGAGGACCCTGAGCAATTGGCGCGCACTAACATCAGGGATTTGGCCATTCCGTGGGGTATAGCTAATGACAAGTTCATGGCGGCAATGGGAGAGAACAAGGTGACCATTGAGCACAAGACGGCAGCGCCAAGTTTAGAAGATGCCATGAAAGCGATTGAGGAGGCTAGAGCAAAGCTAAAGGCTAGTTCAATGGAAGTTATTACAAAGGACGTAACTCCGTGAGTTTGGTCTGGGAGAGGCATGAGGTTCTTAAACCTCCTACGGATGCGGAGTTGGCTTCCATGTCCCCGGAGGACGTGCTGAAGCTCCATGAGGTGTTCCATTCGGCAATTGCCAATAGTAAACGTGATCCTTATAGGTATGGTTGGAAGCTCCCTCATTGGAAGGATGCGGAGGAGCTATTGTCTACACATTCAGAACTTCTTGTAAGTGGTGGCAATAGGTCTGGCAAAACAAGCTGGGCGGCTCACGCCGTGGTAAAGGCTGCGGTTGAGAACCCACAGTCTGTCATCATGTGCTTTGCCCAGAATGCGGATGTGTCTATCCGTCAACAGCAGAGTGCGGTTTACGACGCCCTGCCAGAGGAGTACAGGGTGAAGGTCTTGGGGACGGAAGAGAACGTGTCGTATACTAGGAAGAACGGCTTTAGTAAGTCTAGTCTGATTCTTCCCAACAGCAAAAGCTCAATAATCTTCAAGACCTATGCTCAATATCTCAACAACGATACTATTCTTGAAGGTGCTGAGTTGGGCTGCCGTGATCCTAAGTGGATCAATATTGGTGCTTGGTGTGACGAATACCTCGTTGGACCGGAACTTCTTGCCACTCTACGTTTCCGGTTGGCTACTCGGAATAGCAAGCTCGTTGTTACTTTTACACCTATTGACGGGTACACCGAGGTCGTGCGAGACTATGTGCAGGGAGCCCAAACCCTGCGTTCCAAGGAAGCCGAGTTGCTCGCAGGAAAAAGTGTGCCCTACCTACAAACATCCCGAAACCGAGATGCGGGCATTATCTACTTCCACAGTAGGGACAATCCCTTCGGTGGTTACGAGCGTATCGCCAAAGACCTCGCTGGTAGACCAGAGCCTGAAATCCTAACCCGTGCCTACGGGATAGCTACCAAGTCTGTCAGTACGAAGTTCCCCAACTTCTCGCGGGAGGTTAATGTAGTTCCGCATGAGAAGATAGATTTGAAGGGGAAAACCAAGTACATGATCTTGGACCCTGCTGGTCGCAAGAATTGGTTCATGGCTTGGGTGGCTATTGACGAGTCAGAGACTTGGTACGTCTATCGTGAATGGCCTGACGTTAATGTGGGGGATTGGGCCAGATGGCATGGAGGTAAGTGGATTGGTGGGGAAGGCTCTAAAGGTCTGGGCTATGGAATAAAAGACTACGTCGAATTAATTACCAGCATGGAGTCTGAAACCAAGGACACCATCTTTGAGCGTTTGATTGACCCCCGTCTAGGCGCGGCTAAATACCAGACACAAGACGGCGCATCGTCCATCATAGAAGACTTAGCGGACAATGGTCTTACCTTTATCCCCGCGCCGGGAGTGGACATTGAGGACGGTCTACAAGCCCTACAGAGCAAGATGGCTTACAATAGGAAGTTTCCGATTGACTCTGTAAACAGACCCCACTTTTACATATCGGAAAGATGCCAAAACATCATCTCAGCCTTGCAAGAGTACACAGCCGAAGGCGGGCAGGATGAGGCTTGGAAAGACCCGATAGACGTTATTCGCTATTTAGCTGTTAGTCCCGCTTGCTACATAAGTGAGGACACGATGAGAACAACCAAAACTAATAGGGGTGGCTATTGAAGAAGTCAAAGAAAGTTGAAAAGGTGGAGCCTACTTCACCCGTTCAGGAAACAGTTTTCAAGGTGAAGGTTTTGCAACAGGCCAAGAATCCACAGTGGATTTATTGTCAGGCCCTGCACACCGACATGGGGAAGCTGCCTGTTGTTATTCCCCGCCGTCTAACCAATAAGCTTGTTGGCAAACAAGTTCTTGTGGAAGCCATTACGGACAACGTAGGCACCACCTATCGGTATGTCCAAGACCAACCTCATTGACGAGACCACCAATAATCGGTGGCTCATCCAGCATTCTGATAGGCTGATTAGGTATGAGTATGAGCAGCGGTTAAAGGGAAGAATTACGGAAGAAATGTTTCCTGATGAGCTTGCGGATCGAATTGGCCGCACGCAGGAGTACGTTTGTGGTATTATAAAGAACGCAATCTCCCGCGCCAAATCATGCTCCAATCCAAGCAACAGCAAGCCCTAACTTTC